TACAGCCTTTGGCTGGTTTTACCGTGGGTTTTCCCTGAGTGGAGCTGCCCATTAGCCATCTTATGACTTCCGCCTTTCCACTCTGTTCCATCTCTTTTAAAATGTTTAACACCTTTCATAGCTATAATCCTAGCTTTGCTGGGTTCTGTCTAAGCAGTCTAACTAGGTACGTTAGCCCATCTTCAGAAGCTTTATCGTTTGGAAGTTCTTGTTGTGGATAGGTAGGTAGCGTTGCACTACCAAAGGCTGTCTGGTTCTGTGGAGAATTAGAACTGAAGAAGCCAGGGAAGCTCTGTAATCTTTTATTATCTACTCCCTTCGTGGAAGGGGTAGACATGAAGGAACCATACATGGATTCATTAGGCAAGTAATTATTCTCCTATTTTCTATAGCATACATTACTTTATCCTAAAAGTCAAGCACTTTATAATAGTTCTTAGTTCACCCCCCTTGGGTGGATACTATCTGCATGAAATGCAGAGAGTCTCTAAGAGAAGTAAGTAAGTAAGTCGTCCCTTTAAGGGGACGTTCTCTCTTCTTCCTTTCTAATTAATACCCTAACAGAAAAACTTTTAAAAGTCAAGTAGTAGAGTGTTGTATTTATACCACATTCGTGCTCGCAGAGTGCGAACACTAACTAATTAACTCTAATTACTAGGGGTATTTAATCTATCTGTTTGATTTCTAAGGAGATAACCCCTTTAAGGGGGGTTCTTCTAATCTGGCATTTCTTTAGTTAAATATCTTCTTCTATCTTCGGCTATCTTCTCTTAACTTCGGGGTTCCTGTGTCCTCTTCTCTTGTACAATTGTGGGTGACTGAGTACCTGTGAACCGAAACTTAGGGGGGCGGGGGCTTACGGGGATATGATAAAGCCTAGGATAGTGCTCAGATAGTCTATTGAACCATAGATAGAGTGTGATTATGGATAACTATGTGGATAAGATGTGAGTAACTCTTGGAAAATGTGGATAACCCTGGATGCACCAAGATGGTGCAAGATACTGCACCTTAATAGTGCGAGGGAAAGAGTGGGAATGGGTACTACATTACCGAGCTAGTGATAGCGGATTTAAGAGCACTTGATAGCGGATTGATAGCAGAGCTAGGGGCAACGGATTTGAGTGGCTTCAAGGACATTGTGTGAAGCCTATCTTTTAGACTCAGTCTAAGTAACATTACTTAGCGGTAATGTTCAAGAGCACTATAAATCTGTATGCTTGGGGACAAGTTAATTAAGAAGGGTTTAAACAACATGATAAGAGAACAATGGTTAGAAGAAGCGACAACACTATTAGATAGTGAAGTCTTTAATACTGTAGGTTACAGGATACCGGATGATGTTAAGGTATCTTGTGGCTGGCCAGTGTCTGGCGGTGCATCACGACAAGCGACAATAGGTCAATGCTTTAGCCGTGCGGTATCGTCTAATAATGTAAATGAGATATTTATTTCACCTAAGTTGGACGATGCTATCGAAGTATTGAGTGTATTAGCACATGAGCACATACACGCAATTGATGATTGTAAGAGTGGTCATAAAGGACTATTTAGGACTATCGCTAAGAAAATAGGACTTGAGGGCAAAATGACCGCCACAACAGCAAGTGAGGCTTTAAAGGTTAAGCTTGAGGAAATAGTGAACAAGATTGGTGTGTATCCACACGCTAAGTTGGACTATACAAAACAGATCAAGAAACAGTCTACTAGAATGATAAAAGTAGAGTGCTCTGAATGTGAGTTCAGTTATAGAACATCAAGAAAGAATATAGAGTTAATGGATAACTTCACTTGCAACGCTTGTGGTGACCTCACACTTGAGATAGTGTGAGAGCGTTTAAACAGTTTATAAACTTAAATAAAAGGATACATTATGAATATAACAGTAAAAATTAAGAATAATTTTGGCAATGAGGCAATCTATCCAGCTTGCGAGCATAGCAGATTGTTTGCCGAAATAGCGGGTACAAAGACTCTCACTAGAGAGACCATAGAAAAAATTAAATGTTTGGGCTACCTTGTTGGAGTAGCCGCACCTCAAAAACTTTAATAAAGGCATACTGAAGAGACTTTAATAGTCGAAATTCCCGCAAGGGAATCTATGTCAAAATTATTTAAGGGAATAATTCACAATGAAAGATTTAAAAGTAGGGCAAAACAAGGGTAATGCTAGAATCTGGTTAGAGATTCGAGAGAGTGAATTACATTATTCACAATGGGTTAAGGGTACACGATACGACAGAAAAATAACTGACGAAGCTATTGTTATCGTGGCGTCAGATACGGGGAAATATAAAGTATCCGGTAAATCCGGTTTATCTATTATAGATATATCTGGTAAATGGTTAACGAAATGGGTAAATGGTTGCACCCGTGTTCAAGTGACATACAGCACCGAAACAACAATAAAGATAACAAGGGGATAACATGGAAAACTTACAACAGGTGCACATTACACACAGTAAAGGCCCTAAAAACAAACTAGACAGCATTGACTCTATTAGCACCAACACATTAACCAATAAGTATTGCATGGCTATGAATTCTGCAGACAATGGCGACATTTGCGAATATTGTTATAGTGTTTCAATGCTAGAAGGTTATAGAAAAACAATGGTTCCCGCATTGCAACGCAATAGTGACCTATTGAGTGCAGCCATATTGACCGAATGGCAATTACCTAGAATTATGAGTGCAGTGTTTAGATTTTCAGGACAAGGAGAGCTGCTTAATGACATCCATTTCGAGAATCTTTGCTTAATTGCGGAATATAATCCGCATTGCACATTCGCACTGTGGACTAAGCGAGCAACCATAGTAAATAAAGCTCTCAAGAAACGCGAGAAGCCTAGCAATTTAATCCTAGTCTTCTCAAATTCTAAGATCGGGCATATCATGGCTAAACCGCCAACCCATTTCGATAAGACGTTTAATAATGTTAAAGGTGACGATAAACTGGAATTACAAAATTGCACAGGACAGCAATGTAAAAATTGTTTAGTGTGCTATCAACACAACGATATAACAACAATAATCGAGAGGAAAAAATAATGACGAAAAGATACATAGTGTACTGGGACGATAAAAAAACTTGTCTTCATAAATACGACTCAGAAAATACTACTTTTATGCTGTACTGTGACACATTCTTAAGTTCGTCTGAAGCTGAAAGTGCAGCGATGGAAATCGTAGAATCTAAACGGCAAGGTGGAGCTATAGCAAGCCTTTCAATTATCAAGCGTAACCCAGAGGGTGAGGCTATTCAAATTATAAATCGAAAAGGGGAACTATAATGGAAGCATCGGGAATGACTATAGAACAACAATTAGGAATTTTGTGGGACGTGTTACACGATTACCGCTCAAACCGTTATAACTCCGTCGATGATAAATCCTGGGATAGTATTTGCGGAGCTATGTCGCAATTAACTGAAGCTGCTTATTCTGGAGAGACAGACCCAGAAGAAGCTTTCATGCAGGGGGAACTATAAATGGACGGTAATTGCAGATATGTCTTTGCAGACATTCCGAACGATGACGAAGGGAGAGCTTTTATCGAAAGCTTGAAAAAATACCAAAATAAAGGACGGTATAAAATGCTAGTTAAAGGGCAGTATATGAATGCAGAAGCTAAAAAAAATTGGCGAAAGTATAGTTATGGTGCTCCAAAAAATATGTGTACTCACTTGCGGGTATACTTTCATGACTCGCCTAAATTTCAAGAGCTAGAACGTGAACACCGTCGAGAGAGGGAAAAGAGGAAAAGCAGCCCAATAGCAACCGCCAGAAGGTTGCAGAGAGAGATGGAGAAATTGTGGTTAACGCTTGTTGACGAGGAAGCAAAGCAAAATGATTGTCCTTAGTTTTTATGACTATACTGGTGTAGCGTTGAAGCCTTGGCAGGGCTTCGACTGCTACGCTTTCGACATTCAACACAAGGGAGAGATTAAGCGGGAGAACGTGACATATGCGGAAGCGGATTTGTACGATACAAAAGTCCTGGCTGAGTTAACCCAAAAATTTAAAAAGGGAGAGGTGAGCTTTATATTAGGCTTTCCACCTTGCACAGATTTGGCTGTAAGCGGAGCTAGGCATTTTGAAAAGAAGAGGAAAAAGAACCAAGCGTTTCAGATTGAGGCAGCAAGACACGCCCAAGCGATAGCCGAGATAGCTGATTTATATGGCTGTCCTTACGTTATCGAGAACCCAATTAGTGTGCTTTCGACGCTTTGGAGGAAACCAGATTACATGTTTCACCCGTTCGAATACGGTGGATATATTTTAGAAAGCGAAGCAGTACATCCAGATTATCCAGAACACATCGCAGAGAGAGACGCATACAGCAAGAAAACGTGTTTGTGGACGGGCAACGGTTTTATCATGCCAGAACCCAGACCAGTAGCATGCGAGAGCTTTGGCAGCTCTCTACAGCACCGGAAATTAGGCGGTAAGAGCCTTAAGACTAAGAATATCAGAAGTGCAACGCCTAGAGGCTTTGCAAAAGCAGTTTATCTAAGCAACAAGGAGAAAGCAAGTTGAAAATTAGAGACACAATTAATCCTGGTCACTATAAGGACGGGGAAATCGAGTGCATCGACGCAATGGAAGCGTGTTCAACACGCGACGAGTTTGTTGGTTACTTGCGTTTAAACGCTATGAAATACATCTGGAGAATGGGGAGGAAGACCGATGACGTTGGAGAAGAGGTTGAGAAGTCAATTTGGTATTTAAGAAAATTATTGACATTTTTGGAGAGTGAGCGTAATGTGGGAAATAAAGAAAATAACGGAGACGTTAGTTATGAGTTTAGAGCAGGACAAGAAGTCAGAATCAAAAAGTATTGATTTAGCTAGGGAACTCAAAGCTTGTGAGCTAACAGACAAATGGTTAGAAAATTATAATTGGATAAATGAGGGAAAGTGAAATGAAAGAAGAAGATAAAGTTACTGACATAGGAAAATGGGACGAAGGACAAACCAAGTTTCTAGAGTGGGAGTCTGATATTTATGGTCAAGACACCCCTTTGAGCGATGATGACAAAAGTATTTGGATCGAAGGCTATTTACATGCTAAAAGGGAGGAAGTGTGATGTTAAGTTGGACAAGCATAGAGGAAATATATGATTTAAGAGCTTGGAACGAATCCTGGTCGGATGTTGATTACGAGATAAAGAAGGATTTGTATTTAGCCGAATACAGGACGTTAGCAGACGACGAGAAATCTGAGGTGTGGATAACAGGTGATTTGATTATGAACCCCGACGAGCTAGCTCGCAAAAAGGGCGTCTGGTCTGTTCTTCACGACAAGTCTGTGACTGACGACCTTTTCCGGTTAGCAAAAACAGAATCTATTGATGATGATATGTGGGAATTAGCGATGGACTTACAAACCAAGTTGATAACGAACCTATTTTCCTACTTTGATGACGTGTTTGAGGACTACTTCAATGGTGACAGGTAAGAAGATTTGGAGATATTGGTGCAAAGCGATGGGCAGTAAGGCTTACGATGATGATAAGCCGGACGACCATATACATTTAACATTGAGGACAGTCTGGTTTATCCTACATATCGTGACCTGTGTCGCGATCATAACGAATACTTGGAGGCATTTTTAATGAAGAAATCATTTTGGGATTTGTCGCTGCGGGAGCAGCTTTTTAACATTACTAAGGGTATCGAAGGTGCTAATATTCGTGAGCAAGAATACCACGAAAAAATAGATTCAATATCTGATTTACCGGAAGCAGAACAAGAGGAGTATATCGAGTGGACAAGGACGCTATAGTTTCCAAAGACTTCAAGACTTTTTCGGACGCTTTGTCGTGGGTTCTTACCGATGTGTTGGCCGACGAGCATTATTTAGAGATGCCAGACGAGTACGACGAACGACTCTCGACCACTGAAATTCTAGTGAGCAGCATCGAGAAAAGCGAAAAGTTAGAACAAGCTTTGCTAATGCTAAGTACAGCGTGTCAGTGGGCTGACCACGGGAGCAGACACTAATGCGTTGCAAAAGTTGCGATACGATATTAGAGAGCTTTGAGTGCGTTTGGAACCAGGAAACACGTTCACACGGGGACTTGTGTTTAGGTTGTAAGCACGTAGCTTTGCAGAGTGCTTTTGAGTTAACTTGGACGGACAGGGAATTTAAGTTCAATGAATACAAAAGAAAGAATTGATTTAAGAGAGTACGAAGACCACTTTCCGGTCACTGGCTCTGTGAGTTTGAATCACTGCAAGGAAGGTAGAAGTAATCGAGCTTTTTATTTAAGGAGAAAAGAAGATGGAGTTGTGGTTGGTTATTGTCATCATTGTGGTGGCTCTGGTGTCTATTTTGGGGGCAACAGTGCTTCAAGGTATCAAGCTAACAGAGTTAAAGGCGAAGAACGAACAACAAAAGGAGATTCTGAAGGCTCAGATGGAGCTTCATTTGAATCATGGAGGCTCCCCAACTTATCAGAGTGGAACGATGGAGGAGTTGACCAAGGAGAGTTTGGAGCAATACCAAAAGAGTTCAGAAGATGGTGGTTCTTAGGTGGCCTGAATGTTTCAGACTACGTTAGGTTGAGGTGTGCTTACATTAGTGGAATGCTAGTAGTCCCATTAACTAGAGGAGAGGAGGTCACAAACATCGCTGCTAGAACTAAGTCTGGTAATGATTTGCCCAAGTGGGTAACGCTAGGTGCAAAGACTCACGGATTTATGACAACCAAAACAAGCTTACCTAATTTCCTGGTTATTTGTGAGGATATTGTCTCTGCAATTAGACTATCAAGATTTTGTACTGCATTACCCTTGCTTGGCACAAGTCTGAGTGACTTGCACCTATCAGACATAGCGAAGTGGGCGAACGAACACAGAGAGAAGCATCAGGTTCTAGTGTGGCTAGATAACGATAGTCCACTGGTGGTGCAGAAGGCAAAGAAGATTTGTACTAAGTTGCAAAACCACGCAAAGACAGGCATAGTGCTGAAACAAGTTGAGGCTAAACATTTTATACACGACAAGGAATTGAGGGATTTCACATGGAAACAGATTTAGAAGCAAAGCTATTAAAATATTTAACGCTTGACAGAGAGAATTGGCATCGATACAATCCCCTTGTGGGGGCAAAGATAGAGAGATACTCTAAGGAGTATCAAAGTATAATTAGTAGTCTCCCAGACTACGTTAAAGATTATGATCCAAAAGAAATTAACTTAGAGGAGTACAGTACTTGGTACTGTACTATCTCCCACCCAAGTATCTCAGATACAGAAGCTTCGACGATTAAAGCTATCTGTCAAAGAGTGCATCAAATGCCTATTCCCTCGCAAGACGACCCAATAATTCGAGAGCTATCAATACGCCACTGGGCTATGACTATTTCTGATATGGCTTATGAAGTTACTATAGGCAAAAGAAAAATGTTAGAAGTAGAGGAAGCCGTCCAGGATTATACCCAAGAGATGCAACAGCACTCTAAACAGTATTCTTTTGTTAACAACGATGCTTTGATATTTGAGCAACTAGAAGAAAGAAAGAATGCTGATAAGTATGAGTGGTCAATCCCAGAGCTTCAACTAATGATGGGAAGTATATGCAAAGGAGACTTTATTATTGTAGGCTCCCGACCGGATGGCGGGAAGACTACATTCTTATCTACTCAAGCAGTCTACTTTGCAAAGCAGTTGAAAGAGGGAGAGTCTGTTCTTTGGTTTAACAACGAGGAAGCAGTGTCCAAGGTACGCTCAAGACAAATGCAAGCAGCACTCAAGTGGACTACTAAAGAGATAGAGCAAGACGTAGGCAAGAGTATTGAATCTTTCCAAGCGAAACTTGGTAAGGGCAAGATACACATTTATGATGATAACGCTATGACAGTGTACGACATAGCTAACATTACTCGACAAGTTAAGCCTAAGATAATCATCATTGACCAACTTTGGAAGCTAGGAGGGCTAGAGAAGCTGCAGGGCATAGAGAGGTTTGCCAAGTTAGCCCAGTTTATACGAGACTTAGCTAAAGAACACGCACCTATTATAGCTACCACGCAGCTAGACGGCTCTGCCGATGGAGTTAAATACCCTAATATGGGGACTCTATACAACTCTAAAACATCTGTTCAAGGGGAAGCTGATTGTATCTTAACCATAGGGCAAGACCCAGAAGAGGGTGATATTAGGTACTTCAGGTGTCCTAAGAACAAACTCAGCTACGCTGACCCCCAGTTCAGGAGTGCAGGGGCTGCGATTAAGATAGATAAAGAGAAGGCTCAGTTAATTAGCCTCATAGGAAAGCAGCATCGTGTTAACTAACATAGACACGATAGTAGTCGTAGACATCGAGACTACAATCAATGCTCCCGCCCCTCACTTTGGGGCGACTCCAGCGTATCCTGGTAATTTTGCGGTAATGTTTGGTTACCGTTCTTTGTTCTCTAAAAACCACACCAAGATTACTGCCGAATTTAGGGAGGTAGCAGACGCTATGCTCCAAGGAGAAGAGACTTTGCTTGTAGGTCACAACCTAGCGTTTGACCTATACTATCTTTTAGAAGAGGCAGAGCGTGTAAACGACCTAGCTTTTCTTAACAAGAAGTTTTTAGTTTGGGATACACAGAAGTTTCACTACATGGCGACAGGCAGAAGCTCAATAAGCCCTAGTTTAGAGCATGTAGCAGAGTCTATGGATGTTCCGTTTAAAAAAGACGTTGAGATTAAAGAAAGGTTTAAGGCAGGTATAGGTTCAGACAAGATAGACAGACACTTGCTTGCTGATTACTTAGTAGGCGACGTTGAGGTAACCAACGCAATTTTTAAGAAGCAGGTGGCAATGTGCAAAGCAAGAGGAGAAGCTTACTTTAAGTATATGCTACAGATGATGCAGGGCATTGCTGCGACAACTGAAATGTCTCGCAACGGCATAAGGTTTGACAGCCCCTCGGCTACCAAGGAAGTAGAGGCAATGGAGGGAGAACAAGCAGAGCTAACAACCAAAGCATCAGAGAAGTACGCTAGGCTTTGGCCTGTAGAGGCCGCTATAAAGTTTAATATTAATAGCTCGCTCCAAGTAGAGACTTTGCTTTGGGGAGGTTACGCAAAAACCAAACACCAGGAAGTTCAGAAAGACGAAGAAGGTAATGATATTATTTATAAAACCGGAAAAAGAGCAGGAGAACTTAAAATGAAGTGGGAGACAGGTAGCGTTTTAGTCACAGGATTAGCCGACTCAAAAACTAAAGATTTCTTTGAGAAGAAAGGTTGGGAGACGAAGGGAGGAGCTAATACACTCAAGAACATACAGAAGTATGGAACTACAGAAGCTAAAGAACTGGCTTCAGAGATAATTGAGATACGTAAGATAAATAAATCTATATCTACTTATTTTAAACCTTACATCGACTTTGAGATAGATGGTAAGATACATCCTAATTACAATCACAACATAACACAGACAGGTAGACTTTCTTCTAGCAAACCTAACATGCAGAATATATCGGGGAAGAAATGATACTTGACCACTTCATAGCACCAGAAGGTGCTACTTTGGTTGAGTTTGACTACGCTCAACTGGAGATTCGAGTATTAGCTCTTGCGAGCAGAGACAGTCAGCTTGTGTACGACATCAACAACGGTGTGGATATGCACACCTACTTTGCCAGTAAGATATACAGGAAACCAGAAAGCGATGTTAGCAAGGAAGAGAGGAGAGTTGCTAAAGGGTTCAGCTTTCAGTTGCAGTACGGAGCACATGCCAAAGGCATTGCTTCATTCTGGGATACTACGGAGAAAGTAGCTAAAGATTTTATCGAGAGTTACTACGAACGGTATCCTGGCGTAGGTGGGTGGCAGGAACACATACAAGCTGAAGCCGAGGCTACGATTGACCAGAGAGGAGACAGAGTTGGTGACGAGTCTATACACTCTTGTTACATCCCTAGCATTTGGAGAGACCCAGAGACACACAAACCCTTAACTCAGTATAGAACTTTATGTAGCACTTCTAAGTGGTCTGGGAAGGCCTATGCTCCCCCAACTAAGTGCAAGAACTATCCAATCCAAGGGGCAGCNTCTGANATNGTGATACTNATGNTNAATAAGCTTTACAACAAAGCGTTAGCTGCTCGTTTGGTTAACAGCGTACACGATTCTGTCTTGTTTGAAATTCCAGACGATAACTTAGAGGAAGAGATTCCTATCATAGAGAAGGAGTTAAGTGAGGTTCCTAAAGTTCTACTAGAGACTTTTGGTGTAACCTCTCCTATTCCTTTTCCTGTAGATTTTGAGACAGGAAAAACTTTAGCAAAAGTTAAAAATAAAGAATGAAAAATTTTACATTTATTGACTTATTTGCAGGCATTGGTGGTTTTAGAATTGCATTAGAGGAGCACGGTGGTAAGTGTGTGTATACTTCTGAGTGGGATAAATTTGCACAGATTACATACCGACATAATTTTGGTGATATGCCATATGGAGATATCACTCAAATAAAACCTAATTCAATACCAGACCATGATGTTTTATGTGGAGGTTTTCCGTGTCAAGCATTCAGCATTTCTGGAAAACAAGGTGGTTTTGATGATACTAGAGGTACACTTTTTTTTGATGTTGCAAANATTGTTAAATATAAGAAACCAAAAATATTATTTCTTGAAAATGTTAGAAATTTTATAAGACATGATAACGGAAGAACTCTAGCAACTATTAAAAGCGTTTTGGACACATTAGGTTATGATGTTTATACAGAAGTTTTAAACTCAAGCAATTATGGAGTTCCACAAAATCGGCAAAGAGTCTATATACTTTGTTTTAAAAAAGAACTTAATGTTAATCAATTTGATTATCCAAAACCAACCTATGATGATATTTATCTCAAAGATATTTTAGAAAAAAATGTTGATTCAAATAAATATGATGTAAAGAGAAAAGATATAAGAATTACCGGTAATGAAAAACTTTTGTCAAATGATTTATTTGGAGGTAAAAAATTAAGACCAATCAGAATTGGAACAATTAATAAGGGTGGTCAAGGAGAGAGAATATACAGTCCTGAAGGTCATGCTATAACTTTATCAGCATATGGCGGTGGTATCGCTGGTAAAACAGGTGCATATTTAATAAACAATAAAATCAGACAATTAACAAAAAGAGAATGTTTAAGAGTTCAAGGATTTCCTGAGAGTTTTAGTTTTCCAGATGAAATATCGAGAGCACAAGTATATAAGATGTGTGGAAATAGTATTTCAGTTCCAGTTGTGAGTAAAATATTTAAACAAGTCGTTCCTTATTTAGTCTGAGCAATTATATTATTCAAAAAATCTTTACTAGTGCGTACTTTAGCATCAACTTTAGCAAAAGTTAAAAATAAAGCTTGACTTTATTACAAAAGTAGTTATTCTATTACTAAGTCGAAAGGCTTTTATAAACATTAGGAGGTGCTTATGCACACACTTACAGGCACTATAAGCCGATTAGGACAGAACGGAAAATCTTTTATGTTAGTTGAGAGGGAAGATTCTTGGTTCTCAGTATTTAGTGAGTCTCAATTAGGTGGGGCAAGCATCGGAGATGGCGTAGGTTTTACTTACGTGGAGAAAGAGAAAGATGGGCGAGTTTTCTTAAATATTAAAGGTAATGTTTCTGTAAAGAATCCTGGTATAGTCCCCGCACCAGCAGCCATTCCTTTAGTGTCTAAGCAAAAAACTGGCGAACCTTCACTGTCTAAGGATCGTTTAATTTTAAGGCAGAACGCATTGACTAATGCGAACACTACCTTGAAGGGCGATTCACCTTCCCCAGAAGAAGTTATTAAAGTTGCGAGACTTTATGAAGCTTACACTTCTGGAGATTTAGACTTAGCTTTGGCAGATCTTCCTAAAGAAGAACTCCCTTCAACTTCTTGGGAAGAAGCTGCCGAGGGTATGCGTGAAGCTAGCTAGTGACTATCCACCTGCTTTTCGACGGAGATATTTTAGCCTATAGAGCTGGATTTGCTGCCGAGAAGCGGGTGTACTTTGATAAGAGACTCCCTCGCAATGAGGGAGAATCTTTTGAGTATAGAAATGAAGCTGTTAAACATATCCCCAAAGAATTTATAGAGTGGGAACGAGAGTTGCAGCCTCTAAGCCACGCTCTAGAAAACTGCAAAAACCTGGTTAACCGCAGCATTACATACTTAACTGAACACTTTGACGATGATTGCGTATACACTTCTTTTCTTACAGGTAACGACGAGAAACCAAACTTTAGAAAGCTAGTCGAACCTGAGTACAAACAGAACAGAAAGGAAGAGAATAAGCCTACCTATTTACCTGAGATACAACAGTTCATTATGGATAGGCACAACGGCTACACTACCCAAGGGTGTGAAGCCGACGATTTCTTTGGTCACGCCAAGCTTGATGCTATTGCTAAAGGTCAAATACCCGTCATTGTAGGCGTTGATAAAGACCTTAAACAGTTGAGTGGCTACCACTTTAACATAGCCAAGCAAGAACTAGAAAACATCTCAACCCTTTACGCAGATGCTGTCTTTTGGAGACAGATGTTNGAGGGNGATAGAGTTGATAANATTATAGGAATAGCAGGAATTGGCAAAATCAAAGCAGAACGGAACATCCCCCTCGGA